AATAAGTAAAATTGATTTATGAGCGAAAATAATTTAACCGTTTGGCAAAGACTTTCAACAACATTTGGACCAAACTCATTATTAAAACAAGACTACCCAACTTTTAAGTTTGATAAGAAAGAACTTTTACGTACTCCAAATCGTGATGATTATGAGAGAGAAAAACTTCAAGCACAACAAACTTTCTATTTGACAAATCAATGGGCTAAGGTTGAAAATAATCTTTACTCACAAGCAATTTACTACGAACCATCAAGATTATCGTCTCAATACGATTATGAATCTATGGAATATACTCCCGAAATTTCTGCGGCACTTGACATTTATGCAGAAGAATCTACAACCACAAATGAAGATGGTTTTATTCTTCAAATTTATTCGGAATCAAAAAGAATTAAATCCGTATTAGCCGATTTATTTAACAATTCATTAGATATTAATACCAACTTACCTATGTGGACAAGAAACACTTGTAAGTATGGTGATAACTTTGTTTACTTAAAATTAGACCCTGAAAAAGGTGTCGTTGGTGTACAACAATTACCAACAATTGAAATTGAACGTCATGAGGTTGGGGTAACCTCAAGAATATCTGTGGATATTACTAAAGAATTAGATAAAGATAAGAAAGCGTTACATTTTACTTGGAAAAATAAAAATATGGAATTTCAATCTTGGGAGATTGCACATTTTAGATTATTGGGTGATGATAGAAAACTTCCTTATGGTACTTCTATGTTGGAAAAAGCAAGACGTATTTGGAAACAATTATTGTTATCTGAAGATGCGATGTTAATCTATAGAACATCAAGAGCACCTGAAAGAAGAATCTTTAAAGTGTTTGTTGGAAATATGAACGATGATGATGTTGAAGCATATGTACAACGTGTTGCCAACAAATTCAAAAGAGAACAAGTTGTTGATAGTAAGACAGGTAACGTGGATATGAGATTTAATCAGATGGCGGTTGACCAAGATTATTTTGTTCCTGTTCGTGACCCGGCAGCACCATCTCCAATTGAAACTTTACCCGGAGCAACCAATTTATCTGAAATTGCCGATATTGAATATATTCAAAAGAAGTTATTAACCGCTCTTCGTGTACCTAAAGCATTTTTAGGATTTGAAGAAGTTGTTGGAGATGGTAAAAATTTATCTTTACAAGATATCCGTTTTGCTCGTACAATTAATAGAATTCAAAAAAGTATGATTGCTGAGTTAAACAAAATTGCAATCGTTCACTTATTCTTGTTAGGGTTTGAGGATGAATTACAAAACTTTACGTTAGGATTATCTAACCCATCAACACAAGCGGATTTACTAAAAATTGATGTTTGGAAAGAAAAAGTATTATTATACAAAGATTTGGTGTCTGACCCAGGAAATGGTATTCAACCTACATCATCAACTTGGGCTAAAAAACATATTTTTAACTGGTCCGATGAAGAAATTAGATTAGATTTACAACAACAAAGAATTGAAAGAGCTGTTGGTGAAGAACTTAAAGCAACACCAACCGTTATCACTAGAACAGGAATATTTGATAATATTGATAAATTATATGGTAATGCCTCAGGCGCAACTCCAACTGCGGGAGCTGAAACAACATCTGGTGGTGGAGAAGAATTGGGTGGATTTACACCTCCATCATTTGGTGGTGAATCACTTGGAGGACCAACAGAAGTTCCTCCGGGAGAAGAAGGCGGCACATTACCAACTGAAGCAACAGTTACACCTGAATCAACGTTACCTAATATGAATATTTTAGTTGAAAATAATTTTATTAACGGAAAAACATTCATAGATTTAGGTCACGGTCAAGAATCTTTAGGAGAAATTTCAAAAGAATTGGATAAGTTACTAAACTCGTAATATTTATATTGAAAATAGACAAAATGACATTCGGACAAATTAAATCCATAATTGAAAATAACTTACTTGAATCTTACAAAAATGAGAAAGATTTCAAGAAATCATTAAAAGAATTCAAACACAATGTTTTGAATAATAAAACAATGTCAAAATTGTATTCTTTATATGACCAGTTAAGTACGCCTCAAGGATTGTCAGAATCTGATTCTAAAGAATTTTTAGAAGAAGGTATAACCCTTATTCAAAAATTAGTGTCTGATATTAAACCTCCAATGGTTTTAGAAACTGTTGAAAATAAGTATTCTGATATTGATTCATTAGTTTATACTAATAAATTAGATTTATTAGAAAGAGTTAATTCAAAAAAGAATATTATTAAATTAATTTCATCTAAGAATGAAATAGTTAAGGAGTCAATTAATATTCCAATTAAAACTATGGTTAGTATTGCCAATCAAACCTTAAATAATTACATAGAAAATCTTGATGAAAATTCTAAAAAAGAATTTTTACAAATTATATCTGAAGATATTCAATCTTTAGAAACTAAGTTTGAAACTATACGTGAAAGTGCGATTGTTAAGCTCAATCTTATGTTGGAAAATGAAGAGGAGTTTGAAATGAAAACTAAATTATCTGAAACAATTGACAGAATTAAACTTGAAAAGTTTGACCAATTAAATTTCTTAAAGTTAAAAACTTTAGAAAGTTCAATTTAATTTTTATTAAATTTTTCTTTATATATTGCCTTTAATACTTGTTTACGTCTTACAACTGATTTTTTTATAAATTCTCGTCTTCCAAACAAGTTTTGATTTTGTTTAGTTTTAATTACTTTTGACTTTAATAACTTTAGAGCCTTTTCTATAGATTCGTTTTCTTTTACTTTTACTATTAACATATAATACAAATATCGCAATTTTTAACAAAATTTTGACATTCGTAGTAAAAATAACTATATTTTTAAAAAATAAACGATGTTATTATGAATATTAATGAAAAAAGGTAAAAGTGTAAAGTTGAATTTATTTCAACCAATTAAAACAGTGTATGGAACTGTTGATTCCAAAAATTCAAAATCATTATACATAAACATTCAATCTTGGGTTAATCCTAAATTTGAACATCATAACTGGAATAGAGTTGTATGTAATTTAAGTAGAGATATAAAACATAGTGTATTTGATTCAATAGATACTAGTCTATTTAAGGAGCAATCAATTGTTGATTTAGATTTGAGAACAAGTGGTATTTCACATGGAAAAAAATCTTTTTTTAATCTTGAAGTTAATTTATACACGAATCACGAACTTGATTTTAAATCACAAGAAATTAAAGAATCTGTTAGAAATATTATTAACCATATTTTCTATTTTAATGTTGAAAATAACAAATACTTTGAATTTTCTACATCTAAAAAGTAATTAACGCAAACAAAGATATTTATATCATATATTTATCTTAAAAGTATTAATGAAAAAATTAAGGATTTTAGAGGCTAGCGAAGTAGGTCATGGTATTTTGATTGAAACGGATGCCGGTTGGGTATCACCAAAAGACACTCATAATGCACTTGTTTTACAAGAGTCAGCAAAATTAGATTATAGAAACCCATTTGAATTTTATGCCGTACTACAAAAGTATGACACTGCAAATAGAAATGGTAGATTTTATCCTGAAAGGATTTTGAAAAGAGAAGCTGACAATTACAAAAAAGCAATTGCTAAAGGATTATCAACTTCTGAGTTAAACCACCCTGAGTCTTCTTTAATTGACTTAGATAGAGTATCTCATATAATCACAGACATTTGGTGGGATAAGAATATCCTAATGGGTAAGCTTAAATTGCTGACATCTCCAGGATTTCACGAAAGAGGTATTGTTTCAACTAAGGGAGACCAAGCAGCTAATTTAATGAGACAAGGTGTTACTTTAGGTATATCTTCTCGTGGAGTTGGTTCGTTAAAAAAAGTTGGTGAAAGAAATGAAGTACAGGACGATTTTGAATTAATTTGTTTTGACTTAGTATCATCACCATCAACACCTGGAGCATACTTATTTTTAAATCCTGAGGACCGAGATAAGTACGAAGAAAACTTAGAAGAAGAGAGAAAAATAAAATCGGTGCCAATTAATTCGGACTATGTTGACAAATCAGTTGACTTAATGAAAAAATTAAACGATTATTTGGGAAAATAATAATTATGGACGAAAAATATTTTATAGCAAAAATTCAGTATGATTTACCTGACATGGATTCGGGTAAGATTAAAAAAATTAGAGAAGAAAAATTAGTTAAAGGTTATTCTGTAACAGATGTAGAAGCAAAAGTTACAAAAAAATATGAGGAATTTACTCATGATTGGAGAATAACTTCAGTATCGGAAAGTAAAATTGATGAAGTGA